GAAAATTCTTATCAAACTGGAAAATTATTAGGATTGGGTGGACACATATATATGACTAATAATCATAATATCCCTCAATGTGGAAATGGTCGAGAGTGCAAACTCATTTCCTCTTCCAAAATCGGATTAAATTCTAATATGGATATTTTACTATCTGAGAGTGACATATTGAGATACCCAGATAAAGATTTGGCTTTTATAACTATTAGAGAGTTGCCTCCAAAAAAGAAAATTATTCAGTACTTTATGACCAAGATGGATAAAGGAGTGTTTAATGGAGTTTATTTATCTCGCGATTCATCTGGTAGACAAATTAAATATGATCTTAAAAATATTAGTTTCATAAGTGATCGAAATTATAACTTTCCCAAAGAAGGGATAAACGCAACTATACCTCTTTGGTGTGGTATTACAGATGTAGAAACGCAATATGGAGATTGTGGATCTCCAATGATAGTAAATTCTGATTTTGGTTATGCAATTTTGGGAATTCATCTATTTCTTAATCTCAAGGGTAAAACTCAAGTCATGGCCAATGCAGTGGATGGTTTCTTTTTAAATGAAATATACACAAAACTTTCACCATTTAATACTCAGGGTGGAGATTTGAGTTTGATTAATACAGACAGTATTAAGCGACCAGTTGTTGATCTGCATAAAAAATCAGTTTTTAGATACATCAATAATGGATGTGTCGATGTGTATGGCTCATTTACTGATTTTAGAGGTAAACAGAAATCAAAAGTGACAAATACTCCAATGAGTAAGGTAATGCCCAGTTCTTATAGAATTAAATATACATCTCCAGAGATGACGTCATATGTGCCTTGGCGTATTTCTGCATTAGATATAGTGAAACCAGTCAAACTAAGCTCAAGTTTATTGAATCTATGTTCAAATGGATATTATGATGATGTTTTAAGTAAAATTAATTTAGATGATGTTAAAAATATGTTAATTGTACTTGATGATTTCACGACTCTTAATGGTGCTCAAGTAGCATATATAGATAAAGTCAATAGAAAAAGTAGCGCAGGTAATCCATGGAAAAAATCTAAAAAATATTTCCTAGAATCTATAGCTCCTGATCATGGTATGTTGGATCCAGTTAAAATTAGTAATGAGGAGATTAATGATAGAATAGATCAAATTATACTTACTTATCAGAAAGGCGAAAGATGTAATCCTAATTTTTGTGCTCACCTGAAAGATGAACCAGTTACTTTTAAGAAAGCCAAAATAGGCAAGACTAGAGTATTTACAGGAGCACCATTTGATTGGTGTTTTGTAGTTAGAAAGTATCTATTATCATTCTGCAGATTGTTACAGAACAATCGTTTTGCTTTTGAAGCAGCTCCAGGAACTGTAGCTCAATCTCTTGAGTGGCAGGAGATATATCATCATATAACTAAACATGGTGAAGATAGAATTGTAGCTGGTGATTACAAAGCATATGATAAACGAATGAGTCCCAAAGAGATATTAGCTGCTTTTGATATAATTATTAGATTATGTGAATTGTCGGGAAATTATACAGATATGGACATTAAAGTTATAAGAGGCATAGCCGAGGATACCGCTTTTGCAATTGTTGATTATAATGGTGATTTAATTCAATTATATGGGTCTAATCCTTCGGGAAATCCTTTGACTGTGATTTTAAATAGTATAGTTAATTCTCTAAGAATGCGATATGTATACTTCATTCTTAATCCAAACCATGAGATTGGATCATTTACCGCTAATGTAGCGTTAATGACATATGGTGATGATAATATTATGTCTGT